CTATTTTCCTTATTTCATCATCAACCAATTTAGCAATCATGCTACCTGGTCGTCTAAAACCATTTTTACCCATGGCTCTAATGATGCAGTATGACTCAATATCAACTGCACAGGATTTCCATTTATTAATGTCCATAGTTTGTCTCCTAACTTTCTAGATACTCTTTGGTTTTATGAAATTCAACTAAATTTATTTTATTTTTAGCTGTTAATCCTGCGTTGTATATTCTCTCAATAATAGCAACATAATCCGCAGTATTGGTCCCAGTTAAAAACCAAGAAGACTTAGACTTACATGCAGTTCTAAATCTTTTGTAATCAAACCTAGGATGTTTATCCGCTATAATATATGAACACACCATTGAACGTTTGAATCTTTTATTTTTTGGAGATTCCATGCCATAAAAATATTTTTTCAAACCCATCAATTGAGATCCAATACGATCAGTATGTTCAATACCACCTGCAGGAATTACAAACTGTCCTGTTTTAAAGTCATGACTAATTCTTGACCACAGTGAAGTTTGTTTTAATAAAAGCACCACCATCTCTGCAACATTAATTCCATATTGTTGCATTTTGTTTCTACAAATTTGATAGTCTCTTTTATTTCTGGCACAGTGTTGATTTAAAAAATCATCCATTGACCAGTTCTTACGACCTGTGTTGAGTCTTGCCACATCCAATGGATCATCAGAGTCCATGATGATGTAGGGCACCTTTAGGTCTAATTGCTTTCTGGCCTCAAGTGTGTGTTGGCCATCAACAACTTCCATGTTTTTATTTACACGAATTGGATCGTATAAATCTTTTTCTGCAATCAACTTTTTAAGTTGCTGCACGTGTGCTTCGTCTACAGGTCTATTGCCTCTAGTTTTTTTGAACTTCGTATAATCCGTAGTTTCAAAATATTTATTTTTAATTGCGTTATTCATCTTTTCCTCCTTTGGTTAGAACAACATTGTGTAAAATAATCCACCCATCATTAATAAAAAAACTTTAGGTGAAATTAACATTATGATTAGAAGTATAAAAAAGTATAAAACGTTTTTGTTATACATGGTCGCCCTCATCATAAAAGGCTGCCTTTTTATCTTCTTCATCTTGTATTGCAGCTATCTCTGAATAAACTAAATCAGATGCTACAAACTCATTGATTGGATACACAGGGTGACTCCATTCAAATTCCAATCGCACTTGTGCTAATCGTTTACGTTGATCTTTGAAATGTTGGTCCTCTACATCCATACCTTTACCATCTGGTGTTAGGTGTTGAGTCTTTGATAAAATAGAATCCATCTTTTTGATAAATTCTAAAAACTCTGGTGACTTAGAAAGAATATTAATTTTTTTCACGGATCCTCCAAAGTTCAAATTTATTAACCACATGACTTAACGCTTCGTAAAATTTTACTTTACCGTCAGTATCATCTTTCAATTTTACTTTCGAATAAAGTTTTCCATTTACTGTAAGTGTAAGTGTTTGTGTGAGTTGTGAGAATTGAACTACAAAACTTTCTTCAGCTTCTAGTCCTTTCGGTTTTATTTCCCATTCAGGTCGTAAAACCAAAGCCTCCTGCAGGTTCTCAGCAGCTGCAGAAGCTTTTACTTTATCATCATTCATGATAACCTCTTTGTTAATGTTAAACATATTAAAAAGGTATATAAACATATTCATGGGATTTGCAAGTAAATAATCACATAGGATAATATAGGAAAATGAAGTTTATTTTAGTACTACATTTATGCAGTTTATTAAGCCAACAGTGCTATGAGTCTTTGCATGTAAATTTAGAATTCAATGACCACAGATCTTGTGCGCTTGCAGGTTATGAAATTAGTGGTGAATCTTTAAAACAATTAAACCCAGATACTGTAAATAAAGACCAATTAGCAGTTAAATTTGAGTGCAGAAAAGTGTTAAATAAGCCAATTATCCCACCTAAAAAACCAGGCACACCATCATAGTGTTGCTTTAGTGATACAATTTGATATATAATACCACATGAAGCTATATCGCGTCCAAGCAAACTATAAAAATATATATGTTGATGAGATGCTTGAGGCTGAGAACGATAAAGCCGCTCTTGAGACGTTTTCAAAGAAGGTTGACTCAGGAGATGTAACAGAACATGAAGGTCCTGGATTTCATAATCCTAATCATCTGTTCATAACCTTCGAGGAGGTTGACCGAGATGCAACTACAAAAGTTAATATCGGAGAAACTTCAGTTGGAGTCCAAGTGGGCAACACAAGCGTTGGCACAAGGCAGAGTAACGACTGACATGAAGTGGATCGATATAAAGATCAAAGATCTTAAAAAAAAGATTAATGATCAAAGTGTTGAAGACGCTAAACAGGGTCTTTACGATATCGCTAGTTAAAAAAAACTAGCATATTTTTATTTTTCATATAAATCTGTAGGCCATCCATGTCTCAAAATAAAACCATCGTCATCAATAATTATAAAAAATATTGGATATCCGATACAGCTCAAGGACATTTAATTAAAATTTGTCATGGTAACAATGATCAAGTTTTAGAAATAGATTTAAGATGGAGCTCCAGAAAAAGAGATAAACAAAATAGAGTTATAAATGACATTTGTTTGGAAACACCCAAAATATTACGAAGAGCTAAAACAAAAACTTAAAGACCAGCAAGTTTCCGAAAATGATCAGGAGTTGGACAACAAGCAGGACAAGGAATTAATCGATTCTTCGGAACAAGATTCTCAGTCGGATTAATTATTTTTTTATTGTTACACGCAAAACAATATTTATTCTTTTGCTTCTCCCCAGGATCGTCCAAGTGCGATATCAACTTTGGAAGGAACTCTAAGATCTTCGATTGCATTTTCCATTATCTCCTTTACGCCTTTAATATCAGATTCATCATCAATTGAAAAGCATAATTCATCATGAATTTGTAATAGTGGTTTATAACCTGCCTTATAACAATCTATCATAGCTTGTTTTGTTTGATCTGCAGCAGATCCTTGAATTAATCTGTTTAAAGCTTTGTAGGTGAAGGCTCTTCTGATATTATTGCCATAAATGGCCTTAGCCTCCTCATATTGCATTGCTTTGTTCATTCCGAAGGTAGAGGGCTCCCACATGTCAAATCGGCATTTACGACCCCTTATTGTTCGAATAAAGCCATATTTTGAGGCAGAGCTAGATACTTCTGTGGCTAATCCTCGTACAAATGGTACTCTATCTCCATATCTTCGTAATAAATCCTCAGCTCTATCTTTATCAATACCAAGTTCTCTAGCTAATTTATTCTTACCCATACCATAAAATAAACCTAAATTGATTGTTTTGGCTTGAGTTCTAGTGATGCCGGCCATATCAGCAACAATCTGATGAAAGTCAGCAGCCTCATTCTTATAAGCTTCAATAAACTCCGCTGCACCTTTACTCTGAAATGTATCATTTATAGATGCAGCGTAGTGAGCAACAAGCCTAGGCTCCTGTTGTGAGTAGTCGAAACTACCCCATTGTTTGCCTTCTTCAGGCAGAAACAAACTTCTAATTTTGTCACCAAACTCTTTGTTCCTTGCAGGAATTTGTTGGAGATTTGGATTTGAATATGATAAACGTCCAGATACAGTTCCACCTTGGTCAGAACGTAATTGATTAATTTCAGAATGTATTCTACCTTTGTGAACATAACGTTGGATTGAATCTATAAATGTTGAATGGAATTTATTTATTTCTCTTGCTTCTCTTATTAGTTGCGCTATCGGGTTATCACAATTTACTAACCAGTTTTGGGTAAAGCTTGGGTCTCCGGTTTTCGGTGTCCGTGGGTACTCCACACCTATTCGATCAAAGATCTGTGCCACAGAACGTGCAGCCCAAATATCAACATCCAAAGTAGTCTCTTGTTTTATTTTATGTAATACTTGTTTTTCTTTAGTGATGAATTCTTTTTTAAGTTCAGCAGCCTTTTCTTCATCGACTCTAATTCCTCTTCGTCTTGTATCAATTAAAATAGGCAACAGCTCCATCTCCATCTCCCACACATCATGTAAGCTTTGCTTATTTATTTCTGTTTTAAATCTATCCCACAATCTCAAAGTTAGACCTGCATCTTGCTCAGCATAAAAACCAACATAGCCTGCAGGTAGTCTCCAAAGATCTCCTTTAGGATCTATTCCCCACTCTTTTGCTTTTTCATTTAAAAAAGTTTCGTTTTTAATTTCACCTAAATAATCTTTAGCACAGGCATTTAAACTAAAACTAAATCTATTCTCATTGATTAAAGCTGCAGCAATCATGGTATCAATAATTTTACCTTTAATTTCAAATCCATTAACAAGCAACCAACCCACATCATAACTTGCGTTATGGAATATTTTAGGACATGGTAACTTTAAAATATCTTGCATCCAAGCAGTCGTCATAGATAAATCCATGTTACCTCCAGCATCATGCGCGATTGGAAAATACCATTGCTGTCCAAGTGCTGCTACTGCAAATCCTACAATATGGCCATCAAAGGTAGCCCAACCCGAACCTTTAGTTTTTAGGTTTGGATCCTTAGTTTCTAAGTCAATTGCAATCTCTGGTGCTTTAGATAAATCAGGATACTCTGCAGGAGCTATCCAATCACTATCATTGTAGATAAAGTTTAATTGGTGAGTCATTAATTAGTCTTCTTAGACAATAAACCTTCAATTTTCAAATTATAAATTGCATTTTCAAAAGGAATGTTGTTGTCAAACATATAACATTCAGGACAGTAATATATTTTTTTATCAATAATAACTGCAACAGCTGTATCGCATTTTTCACAAATTATTTTATTATTTTTTTTTGGCATGTTTTGGTTCATCTTTTAATTTTAATATTTCTAATTGACAGTAATGAATTATCTTTTCTAAATCTTCGATACCATTTTTATATGGATATCTCACTACATACTTAATGACATTTCCTTGAAAGAATGAAAGGTCATTTTTAGAAATAAATTCATACGGTTGAATACGTAAAAATTTATAGTGCCCACCGCCTATTTGTTTATTTTGTGGAAATGCTTCATCGAACATATCTTTATCTGACATAACTAGCCTCATATTGTTTAAAATACTTTCCAAGTGGAAAGTTGTATTGATGGTAAGTGCCTAACAGATGCAGCGTACTCTTAGATCTAGTGACACCTGTATACCAAACTCTAAGTTCTTTTACTTTATCTGCTAAATTCTTTTTGTCATAATGCGATGGAAAATTACATTTGCTCGCCAGGACAACATTATCTGCTTCACCACCTTTAACCTGATGTATAGTATCTATAATTATTTTTGGTGGTAAGTTTAAATCAACTCCAGCTTTCATAAGTTTATTAAAGTATTGTTTATCTTTATCTTTAAATTTTCTTTTAAATACTTGATCCCATGATCCTTTTTCATCACGCATACCGCACCTTAAATGTAATTCATCAAATGTAAACACTTGATTTGGATGTGCAAAACTCCACTTTTTACTGTCCGCTGACCGGTAGCCGTGGTCTATGTTTAATAAATACTCATACATAGTTACAGCTTCTTCTCTAGTAATACTACCACCTTTACATATTGTTTCCCAAAAATTTATTGCATGAAACTGATTAGGATCAAATGACTTATTATTCTTTTGGTCTTGGTAATATAGTCCAAGATCTTTTGCCTCCTGCTGCAGCTCTCGCTTCACATCATTTATTCGAGCCAACACCATCCAATCACCTTCCATATCCCAAGGCACCTTTTTAAGTCCACCCCAACGATACACAGCTCCTTCTTTACCATTAGAATAAAATTCTTTTTCTACACGATTGTCTCCCATAGATTTTAAAATACAATTGGAGAAGTGATGTATGTTTTTATTTAATCGTACAGATTTCTTTAATACCAAAGATCGTCCAGGAAAGTTTTGAAATAATTCTACTTCAGCACCATTCCATTCGTAGATAGCCTGGTCATCATCACCTGCAATATAAACTCGATCTACTGCTTTTGCTAATTTCACCACTAGGTCCCACTGCAACGGTGTTAGATCTTGAGCTTCATCGACCATCAATACTTTAAATGGTATTGATACACCATCATCAATAAACTTCTGCACCATGTCAGTAAAGTCTAGTCTATCTGGTGTCCGTCCTCCGCCTTCAAGTTCCATTGTTTTAAATTGTTCGTAACCTGCAATAATAGATTTAAATTGCTGTAGTCGTACAGCTTTTCTCTGTTGCTGTTTATATAACCACACAGGATCTACTTTCATGTTCCTTGCTCGATCATAAATTTGTAGTGACCAATTGTTAAATACTTTCTGATCATCGTGGCCTTCTTTGTAATTCACTTTAATAGTTCCATACTGAGTGTGAAACATTAAAAGATCTGCCTTTGGATCTAAAACGGGTATCTCAGCAAACTGTTGTCGTGCCAAACTATGTAAGGTTCTAAAATATTTAAAGTCATCTTCATCATACTCTTTAAATCTCTTTCGGACTCTTGCCACACATTCATTAACTGCTTTGTTGGTAAATGATATATAACAAATTTCATCTGGGGAATAACCTTGTTTGAGATACCTCTGAACTCTCTTAAGCAAGTTCTCAGTCTTACCAGTTCCTGGTGGTCCAAATATCTTAATTGTCTTCCCACGCAACTTTTGCTTTAACGAATTTGACATCTTTATTTTTATGCTCACTTTGTTTTGGTAATGCTACTACCCAATGTCTAGTTTGAATACCTCTAAACTTAGATTTCGGTTGCGCACCACCTGTTTCTAAAAACTTTGTACATTCTTTTTCGTTCCAATTATAACCCATCTTTTTCATAAAAGATTTAAATGTTTCTAACTTAAATCTCATCTCGTTATCATCTTTCCAAATATTACCAGAATCAATTTGATCAAATTCAGTGGTGTCTTCAACATCTTCTAAGAACCTTGCCATTCTAGAATTAAACACATCATCTAATTCTTCAATTGCATCAAAGCCTTCCATGTCTTGTTTAGTTGACATCAACTCTTCTAACCAATCTCTGTATGGATCTGGATCTCTTTTAGTTGGTTTGAGTGCTCTCCAAACTATATCGTAGTTTAATAAAGCCTCGCCCAATAACTGTTGTTGATATAATTGTTTTGTAGATAATCGAATAGACTTACCTTGAATAGGTAATATCCAATAAGGTTCTGGATATGAATTTACTTTTGTAAGTTTACCAACTTCAGGCAAAGCTTCGTTCTTACCAATACCATGCTTACGTCTTAGACAGGTGCTTGATGAACAGTGCATTCGTGCAACTGATGTTTTGCATTTGTAAGCATATTCTTTATTCTCAACACCTTTAAAAATATTATTAAGTTCTTGTGGATGCAAAGGTTCAGTACATACTTTAGACATCATATTACGAGTCCAATCTTGATACATTACAGGATCTGGATCAATCTTTTTACCCAACACCGCTACATTGAACATAGCATCATTACGACCTTCACCTTTTTGAATTTTGTTTTTCATAAAATTAACTACACATGGTGGATAATCTTTTGTTTCATCATCTTGAAACACTTTTAATTTTTTAAATTGTGCAGGTGTAATTCTGTATTCAGATACAAACTTAAATAAATTTTCTAATTTTATTGAATTACCATCATTGTCCATAGCAACTCTGGTAGTCATTCTAGCTTTTTGATAAGGTAAATTTACAAAGTTACCTTTTCTTTTCTGATTCCAATCTTCAGGAGTTAAATCAACTTCATCCTGTGCAGGATAAATATCTGTAGTTGTATCATTCACACCAAGATCTGATGCGATCTCTAATAATTTTTTTCTCATATCCGATGCTGCAACAACACCATCAATGAATAATATTAAATGCATACCATTAGATTTAGATCTAAATGGTACTAATGGGTATTTCCTTTTCCGTATAACCGATATAACTTCCTTATGCTGTATGTTATAACGATCAACATCGATGACCCCCCAAGAGCATGAATTATCATCTCTAATGGGAACTGATCCATAGTATTTTTCTCCTTTTAAATGTTGTAACCAATCTTCATTGGTCATTGGTCTAGGTTCAA